CTATTCATCTTTTAGGCTATTCTGTCCGTCCAATTTTCCATCTTCTAAATCGTCCTTGATTTTCTCTAAATGTATCAGCAACCACTTAGGGATTTTCAATCCACATTCGCCTAAACTTTCTACAATACTAATTACATAACTCACTAAAATAAACAGTTCAAACGGATAAGCTATAATTACCACTCCATAAAATTTCAAAGAGAAGTGCATAAAAGGAACTAACAAACAAATTCCAATATGTGACACAATCCCTTTTTTCGCAATATTGCTGTCAAACGTCCTTAATGCCCACGCTTTCCAAAAACCAATGAGAATATCCAAAATAGCCATGCTAAAAACTAAAATCAAGATAAAGTCTACTCCTAAAAATTGCTTTGTTAAATCAATGTTAATATTCATTTTTTCTCTCCGTTCTATCGTTTTCCGTACAGCAAATCATTGAGCGTATATGCTGAAAGCCAAATATTGCCATTATTTTTCGTGTGGAAACTTCGCCAATAATATTCACCAAAGCTGTCCACTCCTCCCTGTCCTGTGTCGCTAATCATACTAGTGTCAAAAACAAAGTATTTCCCAACACCTTCGATTGTGTTATCAGATGTATAAACTCCTGTTCTATCTACTTCATTGATACAATCAAATGGTATGCCGTTTTGTTCAAAACTAATAGTATCTCTTGCATTTTTCGGAGCTAAATCGTAGGTAATAGCTTGCCAAATTCCTCCGTAAAACATCATGTCATCTACTCTATACACTTTCAAACCGCTCTGTTTTCCTGCGTTCCCATTCGTCTGTTGTGTTGGTACTTGTGGTTTTACTATGGTAATTGGCGGAGTTTGTTCTGTTGCGTTCCCTGTTTTTCTGAAAATCAATTCAGCAATTCCTCCGTCATAATACGGCTGGTTAACTTGTAAAATCGTATTGTAATCATTAATAGAAATACCGTTATACCCATAATTACAATGAATGATTTTTGTTTCATCTACAAAAATTCCTGTATGTCCTGCACTTCCTGCACTCGCTCTTGCATCTTGTAAACTTGCCACTTGCAAATTTCCGTCTGCACCATTTGGCGACCAAATAAAAACATCGCCACGTTTACATTCAAATGGTTTGCTGTTTGGTGTGCCTGCATAGACTAGCTCATAGCCATTAAGAGATAGAAATTCTGGCATATTCCCCGTCCATTGTATATACCCTTTCCCTTTTTCACCCCCACATCGAACGATTGCACTACACACCGCACCTGAACAATCACACGTATTTGATAAAATATCTCTTGCTCCACCCATTGAATATGTTACTTTACCAATTCGTTGTTCCATCAATTGAATTACTTTCTCTGTATCTACTGTCATTATATATAACCCCTTTCTTTCATTGCTCTTTCCACCGCCTGCTCCAGTTCTTCTCGTGTAAATTCAAACAACTGTGAACACTGCTCTTTCCTTATAGCCAATCTGTGCATACATTCCGCAAATATTCCGTTAACAGGGCTGTCATAATCTACAGCCTCATCTAACGCTTTATTTGCCCATACATCTAAAATTGTCATAACCCTGCACCAACATTCTCAATCATTACCTCAGCGATTTTTCTACGCAACTGTTTTGTTGTCAAATCTTCATATTCATCTACTGAAATAAATGTATGTCCGCTAATGTAGCTATTATCTGTAAATGTTGCATTGTATGAAATTTTTACATTTCCGTCCGCCTCTACATTTGTGTTTGTGATATTAATTTTACTCATGATTTTCTACCGCCTTTTCTAATTTATATACCTGTCTTTTTAGTTCAATAATTTCTTCTCGCTGTTCTTTGATGAGAGGTAAAAGTAATGTCCAAAGTTTTGCATATTCTATCCCCTCAATCTCTCCTGTTTCTTTGTTTTTCGTCAAAAACATATCTAGCCCTGCACCGTTCAAATCTTCAGCTATCAATCCGTAATACTGTTGAAGTTGTGGAGTATAAGCTTGATTCCTCTCTACACCGTCCGTCAAACTCATCGCCATATCTTCCGTTTCTGTTTTATCGAACCATTTTTTAGGTTCAACCGTCAACAGTCGATTCCCTAAATCTAATCTGTCTTGTACCTCTGAAATCGACAGTTTATACTTACTTGCAGAAGTTGAGCGGAATAATGTCCACCCTGAAGTTATTCCTACATTTGCAGCAGCACTACTTGTTCTGTTGTAAATTGACCTTGAGTTTGCAAACTCAATCACGCTATCGCTTGCGTTTCCCAGATAAAGCTCTGCATATGGAATACTCCCAGTATTCCTGTCGTTATTCTTCGCTCGTAAATGCGTATTCCCGTTATATGGTTCAAAAATTAATTCACTCCCTTGGTTGTACATATACGCATCAAATCCTGTTATAATTGATAACTCACTGTCCGATGTAATTTTTCTATCTTCGCCAAGTTTGTTAACACCTAAATAAATATCTCCATTAATGTCAAGCGAGCCTTTTTCATGATATTTGCCAATTCCCACACCGCCACCATTTTTCCCTTTATGCAAATCGAACAAAACGAAAGGGCTTTTCACTTTAAAATTAACAGATACCTTTTTCCCTACTTCGTCCACCACCTCAATCACACCTGCGTAAGTTTTGGTTTCTTCCAAATTCAGCGTAGTTGTTTGAACTGTTTTTGTTCCCGTTCCTGTTGCTAGTGTCGCTGTTTTACCATTGACGACAACTCGGCTCGTTATCACGTTCTCAATTCCATTGATAGAACTTGTTCCTGTTTGGGTGAACGTCAATTTTAATTCTTTTCCTACTCGTTCTACCTGAACATTCGTTGCATTTGGTGCAGTATAAGGGAATATTTGAAATGTTTTTGAGCTTGCAGTAACCGTATAGCCACGGTCGTCTTTTACAGTTAGCTCTACGGTGTATGTGCCACTTTCCGTAGGAGTAAAACTCGTGCCGCCTTTTCCATAACTGAACTTTGTTACCCCGTTTAATTTGACCGTTCCTTGCACTTCTGATAAACCCCAATATGTTCCCTCGCCACTTGTGCCATAGCTAATTGCTGGTATCGTAATTTTTGTTACCGTAGGAATCCCCCAACCAGAAAATTTACTTGGGTTATTACTCGCCTCTGCCGTTGGAGTTGTTGCACTTGTTATTGAATATGGGCTTGTTTGTTGAATATTGACTGTAAAGTTTTTTTGCTCATATCCTAAACTTGTACTGCCATTTTTCCATTCCATTTTACAAAATGCTGTAAAACTTTTCACACCTCTATGTGAACTCGCCCAACCTGCTGGAATGGTTTTCTGGCTATCCACACCATACGTCCAACTCTGCTCTGCACCACTTCCGTTGTCATTCAACGTCGCATATCTTGTCGCATTTGTGCCAGCTGTTGCACTTATTGTAGGGGTTCCTCCGATAGTCACATTTCCTACACTTGACAACACTCCTTTACTAGCCAGTGTCGGCAACGTCCAACTTGTTGATTTACTTCCTGCACTTCCTCCAGCCGTTGGACTTGCACTCATGGAAATGGTCAATCCTGCACCACTTCCCATACTTCGTGTAACTGTCTTTAGATTCGTCCAACCTGTTCCAACACTTCCACCTGCACTATAACTACAATCCGTACCGCCTACGTTTGCAGTAATATAATAATTACTTGCACTCGCACTTGTATAACCACCATTTGTTTTTGCTTTCAGTGTGGCACTCACCGTCTGCGTTGTCCCGCTCGTTGAACTAATGCTCCAGTCAATCTGGAAAACGAAATAGCTATTCGCTATATTGATACTACCGCTTGTACTTGCCATATTTCCCTCCTCTAATCGTCAACATAATAGACAACCGTGTGTCCGTCATTTTCTTTTGTAAAAATGTGATTCGCTACTTGTAGATTCTCCATAATCTGACCATTTGGAATATGGAAAACATCACCAGAAATTTCAGCTGTAACATTCATATCATATTCGCTTTCCCTTCCAATTTTTTCCCAAAAAAGTTCTTTAAAAGCAGCTGAATACCAAGCCTGCGGTGTTGGAATAGAGCCTTTTTCTACTTTCCACGATGAAAACTGCATATACTTTCCAGATGTGTAGCCTAAAAAGCCTCTTATAATTTGTAAAGAATTTCTAACAATCTTTCCAGCCGTAAACATTTCTTCACCCGTTTTAAATGTTGCCCATAAAATATAATATTGACCCTGTACATGTGTAATACTTAAATCTTTACTAATAGCCGTTTCACCGCTCGCAAAAAATCGAACCCTCGGCTTTTTTGTGACATCAACGACATCGTTTGTTTGTAACAAACAAGAAAAAACATACGTTCTACCTTCTTCTAATGTGTAATACTTAATCGGATTTTGAATAATTTCTGTCGCTGTTGTACTTAGTACATCGTTGAAATCGAATTTCCAATACCTTTCACTTTTTATTCCTTCTAAATGCTCAATCGGATTAGAAGATTTTCCAGCGTATAGCCGCAATGGAATACTTTCGTCGTTTTCTAAAATTCCTTGAACATACAGATTTTCCGTTGGTTTCCCAAACTGTATTTTGTCGCCAGAAATCAAAATCGCATAACCACTATCATTCTGAATCAACAACCCACTTCTTGAGAAAATGAATTTCGTTGTTAGTGCATCAATCGTCATAGCAGTATTTCCAAGTTGAATGTTAATACTATTGATAAGGTTCTGCATCTCCGCCCAACGCTCTTGTATGCTTTGTTCTCTGTCATTACTTTCTGTACTGATTGCTCCAGCAATTTCTTTCAACTTATCCTCAAGCGTTGTATTGTCGCCTGCCATGTTGAACGTGATTGAATTTGCTTGTAAGTTTAACTCACCTGTATTTGGGTCAAAATCAATCACTTTCGTACCGTCTGTTTTCGTTGCTTGCAAGCCGTCATCTGCCGAAATAGAAATACTTGTGTTTGCATTGTTCGAGGTGAATCGGTTTGCCAGTAATAAGTCTGCCTGAATATTGCTTGCATAGAAATACCACAGTTCCCATTTAGTTCCTGTGTAACGATAAATAGACGTTCCCTCAATTTTTGACGAACCGCTCCATGTTGTACTTGTAGGTGCGTTATTTTCTGGTAAATACTGTACGAGCATACCAACATATTTTTCGCTTGGTTCAACACCGTTTGTGTTTACAGTTACTCCTGTTGGATTTCCTTTGTAATTGCTCCAAGTATAGCTTGTTGCAGCAGTTGGTGCAGATGCACTTGTTCCTGCATAAACACCGATATATTTTGTATCTACATTTGGTTGTTGTGTCATACTCGAGCCATTTGCATTTGCCGAATAGCGTATCCATGTATAACTATTCACTCCTGCTACTCCAGCCTTTGCTTTACTGAAAGTTTGAATTTTAGTAAGCGTTCCAGTTTCTCCCCAACTACTTTTGAAATCAATTGTAAAAATTAGCTTTCCTATTGTTTCACTGGCAATAAAATTACTGATATTTCCATATGTGATACATTTATTCGCTGTATCAACCGTTTTACTCCCTTCATTCAAATTACTCGCACTTACCGACACTTTAAACTGACCATTGCTAAGTGTTGCATTGTTCGTTGGTGTGTATATTAACGTTCCTTCCGCTACGCTAATACTCACTCCAGAATTTTCATAGCTTGTAATCCCTCCTTCAACGTTCGCTGGCAATGTAACATTTTCATTCGTTAGGTTTGCTGTTACAGCAGGTCTTCCTATCGGTCCTTGCGTACCTGTTTCTCCTTTTGGACCAGTTGCTCCTGTATTGCCTTTTTCTCCTGTATCTCCTTTCGCACCTGTTTCTCCCCGCACACTGACGAGTTCTACAAGGTCAATCACACCACTTGGGTTTGCGTAAGTTGTCCTTGTGATTTTCCATAAATAACGATTGGTTGCACTCGGCATAATCGGGCTTGTTTGCCACACACTATTTTCCCAAAGTTGCGTTGGTTTACTCTCGCTACTTGTCACTTGATACTTTTGCTCAATACTGCTAATTTTTACACCATCGTCTCCGTCCTTCACATTCGTAAGAGTTACCTCTGCTCCACCAATCACTACTCCTTTATACGTTGCCTCGTAGCGATATTTCGACCGCCCAGATACTTCATGAGCAGATATGGGGCAAGTATTCCCTGTTGTAATAAGACTTATCTCTGTGCCGTCTGGTAGTGTTTTAAACCACTCTATTTCTTCCATAACAAGTGGTACGACATCTTGACCTTTAAATACGATTGCTTGTAGCTCTGTCGTTCCCTCATCATTTTTGAATGATACCCCATTACTCGTTACGATTTCAAAACGATACGGAGTTATTTCATCAATCAACTGATTCATGCGAGATAATAAATCTGTACTCATTTTATTTTCTAAAGCTTTGAAATTAGAAAATGTTGTTCGATTCCTACTTGGTTCAGTAAATGAAACTTCCTGTTTACTCACACGTGCTTTCAGTGCGAGTGTCGGTGTATATCCCTCGTCATGAATGAGAATCGTATCTCCTATGCCCACATTGTAAAATCCGTCTACTTCATACTCTACAGCAGGCTCACAATTTTTCTTTAACCGCCCATAACCTTGAGCAGTCAACGTTTCTTTATTGTCGCTATCATATTCCCATTCTTCAAGAATATATCCGTCACTTGTCTGACTTGCCCAAAAACGTTCTCTTGCAAGAGGTGCAGAAATTGTGTCGCTTGTTTGTGTTGTAAAAAACTCCACACGTCCCTCTTTGTCTTTCCACTCTCTTGCAATTCCTTTAATATTCGTACCGTCTTTTCCACGCACACGAATCGCTGTAAATAACTTTTCAATGCTTACCGTGCGTTTTATTGTTCTCACATTTTTTCCATACGTCAGCGTAATATCTCGTCTATCCTCGCCAACTCCTTGTGTATTCTCACCGTCATTCTTCTTGTAGATATTCAGAACAATTTTCTCTAATTTCCCTTGACGGTCTAACTTTGTGATAAATTCCCCCTCTGCATCAAACTTATTGAGTATCGACAGCACTCGAGCTAATTTACTATCCGTTCCCTCCCATTCACATTTAATCGACTTATCTGATACCTCATTCAATCCTATTTCTACTGCTGTATATTCTAGTGGTTTCCCTCCTAAATCCCTCAGATAGTCAACGATTTTATAAGCCTTATCTGCACTGTACTTATACACCGATTCATTGATAAGCTCTAAATTGAGATTATATGCAATAACATTTTTATGAAACTCATCTTCCTCTGTACGCATAATTTTCATAAGGAAATCTTGTTCGTCATATCTGAAACTAATGTAACTTTGTTCATTCAACAAATTTACATCATCATGTGTCTTTGGAACGGTAAACTCAAAAGCACTCGCTCCCTCTAAAAGAGAACGAGTAAATGTATCATTGTAATAGTGCATTGCATTTTTCGCCTGATTATCCAATAGTCCTATACGATTCCATTTGTTATCATGTATAAAAATAATCGGTGTTTCATTCATAGCCATTTCTCCCTATAAAAAATTTTGACATCTGGCATTTCTTCTATCCATTCACTAAAATAAAATTCGATTTTTGTTTCCTCTTTCGGTGGAAGTGAGAAAAATTTCGGCACTTGCACCACATCCGTGAGAATAGGAATATTGTCAAGATTGACCTTTCTTGTTTCTCCTTCAATCCTCAATACACTGCCCTCTGGATAGCGATTCGGAATATCTCGCTCTTTCTCCACTTTGTGTACTTGAACAGTAATAGAATTGGTATTCATTCGCCATACCCTATTCGTTGTTCGTCCATATACCCCTCCAGAAATAGTAAGACGAGAAAATTCCACATTAGCTATTTCTGGCACAATAAACTCACGTTTTCTCACGTAGTCATACCACGTTACTTTTCCGCCAAATTTTTCAAAGTAAACAGAATGACCATAACTCCCCTCATGCTTTCCACTTCCATTCGGTGTGAAATACGTGCTATCTTCCACTAACATTTTCTTCACTCCGTCTTTCATGTCGTAAACAAAGCGAGTAAATCTTACTTCATTTTTTGCATTTGGCTCTTTACAGAAATAATACCCCATTCTCCAGCGACCGTCTTGTGTACTCAGCACGACTTGATACAGTCCGTTTTGGTCGCTTTTGCTTGTTTCAAAAGCAATTCGATTCCGAACCGTAAAATTTTTGAATGCCGTTTTTCCATCACTTGTCGGAGTTAACGTTCTTGATTTTCTCGCTAAATGCCATAGATTGCTCGCACCATTATTGCCACCGTTACCACTTCCACTATAATACTGTGTCGCCCACACGCTCCCCGTTGGTTCTGTTATCAATCGCCAAGCACTACCTATGATGTTAAATCTATCATCTGTCGTGTACCCCGTGTCAGTTGACCACGCATTAACTATTGCATTAGAATCATCAATACATACCATTTCAGATTGTTCATACTGTTCTCTATCCGCCTCAAACTTATCACCTATCTCAATTGCTCCATGAGCTGAGACAATCCCAACATATCCGTTTTCAGTAGGGTGAGTGATTTCATAGTCAATCTCACATGGTGCTGTGCCGTCATTTGTCACCTCAACTGTCATTACTTGATAAGCATTTCCCTTATCATCAGTCTTGCTGACGAGTTGTCCCTCCTTATAAAGCTTATACGTTGAGTAAGAAACTCCGTCTGGTACTAAAAACGTAAGCACACCAGTCGCCTCTTGTGAATTGTCCAAATCTCGTATAAAACTACTTTCTCCGTCTAAAATCGCCATGTAATAACGATTTTCCTCATCAGAAAAAGTCAGTTTTTTCAGCTCATGATTATACAAAATCCCTTTCAGCAGCTCTCTCTTTTCAAAAGTGAAGCTGTCTGTAAAAATCTCAAGCGTAATTTTCAACGCTCCTCGCCTTGTGCTAATAAGTTCCCCACCGTCTTTTGCCTGAAACTCTACCAAGTTGTTTGTTACATCGCCAATCAAATTCCTCTTAGGAGCCTCGAGTAAGTCAAAAAAGGCAGTCAACTCTTGACCGCCATAAAATATTTTCAAATCACTTTTCATTACACCAACACTCCTTTAAATGCGTTATTCATTCTTTCTTCTTTTAACTGCTCTTTCGCTACTTCTCGCATAACTTCTTTTCCATTAATCAAAACAGAAGTATCTTTCTCAATCAAGCGACTTAATAACTCAATCATTCTATCAAGTTTCTTTTCAGAAAAATTATTTTCGATTGTTGTTACGTTACTTGATTCAGCTAATTTATTGACGTTGTTTGCCCACCTTAATCCTTTTATGAATTTAGAAGTGCTTGGAATCCCCACACCGTCTGCATATTGCGGAATAATCTTATTCGTTTCACTTGCACGCAATACTTTCGTACCTTTCGGCAAATCAAGTAAAGTATTTCGCTCTTGTGGAATAAACATTTTTCCACTTGGTAAAGTAATCAACTCTCTGAACAGTCTCCCCGATTGGTCATTAACAAGAGCTAAACCTCCGCTATGATAATCTGTTCCTTGTTTATACCCTTTCTGTCTAGGTCCTATGAACTCCTCTCTATGCGTTGTGGTTATCGTTGTGTTGTAATAGGGTAATATGCTATTCAAACCATTTAAAATCGTTCCAATCGTACCTGTCGCATTGTCACGTGCTGTGATTGTTTTCGGTACAACATTTGCATTTTGGTTGAAATCATTAATCACTCCTCTTCCGCTCGCAATCTTGCTGATTAAATCTCCATTTTGTGCCAACAACTGTTTTTGCTGTGGTGTCAAATTGTTAAATGCACGCAACTCATTTTCACTTGATAATACTTTATTCATCAAGTCGTAGTTTTGAGCTAATATTTTCTTTTCTGGTACAGGAAGTGCATTCCACCTTGTCATGTTTTGCTCTGAGCTTAGAACAGCCGAAATAACAGACGGATTACTTGCAAGCAATTCTTTATTCTGAATAGGTGCATTCAGCCACCTTGACAACGTACTTTCACTCTCGAAAATTTTATTCAATGCAACTGTATTATCCACACCTACTTCTTTTGCGACCACAGGATAAGCATTCCATTTCCCTATACGCATAATACTTTCATATAGCTCCACTTTTCCCTGTTCTCCGTCAACTAGTGCTTTCTTTTCTTCTAATGTCAAATTGTTCCATTCTCCAGTACGTGACATTGCCTCAATCAATGAGTTTTCTCCTTCAACTGTCAATTTTCCAGTTTTGGAATCCATTTTGAAATTGTTCCAATCCAATTTCATTTTACTGATTACTTTTGCCATTACCTCGCTTTTCTTTTCTGTTTCAGCAGAACTAGCACTCATTACACGATTGATTTCATCGACACTCACACCTAACGTTGCTAGATATTGTCGCATATGTGTATCTTCTACTCCATGTGCTTTTGCTGACTTATAGAGGTTATCCGTAATTGTTTTCGTTGCTTGTGTATGTTTTTCTTTCAACAAATCCAATTCACTCTCATACTGCTTTTGAGTAATGATTTTATTTTCAACATTCGTCTTTAATGCTTTTTCCTGTTTGTTATATTCGTCATTTTGTGCCTTTAACACATTCTTCAAACTTTTTTCATACTCTATTAATTGCTTGCTATTCATATCCGATAAATCAGCGTTTAATTGTTGTGCTAATCGTTTCGCCTCTTTATTTTTAAAACCGTTCAACTCAAGCAACCGTTGTACATTCTTTTCATTGATAGTAAATATTTCAGCTTTTTCTTCTTCTGTAATAGCACGCTCATTGCTAAGAGCATTTTTCAAAATATCTCCTTGACGTTTCGCTCCCTCTTTCGCTTGCTCTACCTCTCTATCAATTTCCTTTTTTTGCTCCTCAAGTCTTATCTTTGCTGTTTCTTTTAAATACTCCGGCAAACTATCATAAGCTTTTTCCAAATCCTCTTTCATTTTTTTGCCCGATTGCTCAATATCATTTGATAATTGTTTAAATCCCTCACCCGCATTTTTTGCTGAATTTTTCATGTTCAACTCGAATGTGTCTAAACTTCCCTTTGTATTGACAACCAACTCGCTTGTTGAGTTCACCACTTTTGCTTGGTGTTCACTCATGCGACTTCCCCATTGTCCACCATGCTTTTCCCAATCATCATATAAAAGTTTGCCTGCAACCGCTAAAGTACCAATTGCTGCAACGGTTAATGTAATTGGATTCGTCAACAACCCTAAAGTGCTTGGCAAAACTCCTACACTCTTAGCTAAAGCTCCTACTCCACCACTTGCCACTTGGCTTGCACTTCCCACTCCTTCTATCGCTCTCGCACTCGTATTAAAAAGCCCTGCACCTTTTGAAAATCCTTTAAATAAAAATCCTATTACTGTTGAAAGATTCCCTAAAGCATTAGAGGCTGGGTAAGCAACTGCAAGCAATCCGCCTAATTTTAAAATCGTATCTTGCGTTCCTTCCGAAAGACCATTAAACTTATCCGCTAAATTAGAAACAACTTCCATTCCTTTGGTTAATAACGGCAATAACTTCTCTCCTAGACTAATTGCAATCACGTTGAATTTTTCTTTTAACCGATTCATCTTATTTGCTGCACTATCATTCATTACATCAGCTAGTTTTTTGGTGTAACCTGTTGCTTTTAAAGTTTCTTTCGACATTTCTTTAATCGCACCGCCACCTTTATCAATTAATACCGTCATAGCTGTCAATGCCTCTTGACCAACTAATTGCTTGATAATACCGTTGAAATCTTGCACACTATTGCCACTACGCAACCATTCTTCACGCATCGCTTTCAATGATTCTATTTGGTCTGGAAAAGACATTTGTTCAAATGCTTTTTTTATGTCAATAAACGAATCTTCTAATGCACCTTGTGCTTTCTTAATCGCTGTTTTGTTTCCGCTCGCCAAAGCATTTCCTAATTCGTCTTGAGCTTTTTGAATCGCTGGAATTGATTGTCTGTAAGAATCTGCCAACGGACCACTTGCCTCTTTTGCCACATCAACCAATTCACCAAATGCTGCAACAGCTTTATCTGTTGAGATTTGCGACAACTTCATTAATGCCGTACGCAAACTAGTACCTGCCTGTGTTCCCAAAATTCCTGCATCTGATAAAATCCCTATTGCACTTGCTGTGTCCTCTAAACTGTTCTTTGTCGCTTTTGCTACTGGTCCTACATACTTCATTGCCTCGCCCATGTCTGTAAAGCCTGAGGATGTTTTATTCGCAACATAGGTTAGCGTATCTGTCACTCTCCCTGCGTCTTTTGCTTGCAAACCAAATTGTTGTATTGTAGAACTTGCTGAATCCATCACAGTTGTGAAATCATCGCCACTCGCTCGTGCAGCATTTAGTAACGCAGGCATTGCATCAATCGTTTCATTCGCATTAAACCCTTTTTTTATCAACTCACTCATTGCGTTATTTATTTCGCTCGTTGAAATTCCATACTGAGCTGACCATTTTTTAGAATTATCCCCAAGTTTTGTTGTTACTTCGTCTAATTCTTTCGTATTACTTACTGTATCACTTAACAACGACTGCATTGTCACCATTTCACCACTGAAATCCATTGCCTTTTTAGTAGCTACACCAAAACCTGCACTTAAAATCGTGCTGACTGGTTTCATCTTATCTCCAATGTTTCGTAATTTTTCCCCTGCTGAAAATGCCTTTTCGCTTATTTGGTGCAAGCCTCCACTCACTCCTGTATTCTCTATTGCGAATTTTTTCGCCTCACTCGTTGTGCGTGCTAATTGTGCTTGAAACCCTGCAAACTTCGCTGTTTCTCGTTCAATACTTACTGCTGCTCGCTCTCCCTCTTTCGTTAAATTCCCTTGCTCGTCTACCTGTTTCTTTATTTTTTCAGATAATTCATTGACAACCTTTTTCTGTGCCGTCATTACTTGCCCTAAAGATTTAATTTTTGCAGAATAACCAGCCATTCCATTTCCTGCAAATTTCATTGCACTATCTGTCGTTCTCAATTCTTGCGTGAAATACTTTACTTGATTTTTAGCATTATTTATCTTATCGCCAAATCCTGTTGTATCTAATCCTAGTTTTATCTGCATATTTCCTACAGTTTCAGCCATTTTCTCACTCCTTCACTCTTATCATCGCAACAAAAAAACACATCCTAAAATGTGCTTTTTTAATATCTAATCCCATATTTATCATTCAACCTAACGGAAATATATACCGTCACTCCTACTACTAAAAAATATAGGAACACCCCAGCCAAAAATGAAACATTTGTTTTAAACACCAACACAACAGGTAAATAAAAGAGTTGGAAAAAAGTAATGCCAAAAAAAGTATGTTGGGATTTCTTCACTTTCATTTCAACTAAAACAAGCAAAACTTGTAAAATCACACAAACGAACAAAACACTCCAAAAAGAAACTTGGAAAAGAAACGATACTATTAACGGTGCGAGTAAAAGAGAAAAAGAAAGAAATTCGCTAACGGTCAATTTTCCCGCATATTGTCTCTCACCATTGCTTGCACTTCCTCCGTACAAGCTCCCTAACATAAGCCAGCCCCACATTTCACTCACTTCCTTTCACATTCTTTTTTGATAGCTTTATTATAAACCTACTTACTTAAAAAGTCATGTAAAGATTGCTGTTTTGGCTGTTGTTTTTCAGTTGTTTCTAAGATTTCTAAAAGCGTGTCATAGTCTGTATTGAGTATGTCGTTAATTGACATACTCGGCAAACATTCATTTAATTTTTTTATAAAAAATAGAAGGTCTTTCTTCGCTTTTTTAAAACTTACTTTCCCTCATTTTCGCTCCCTTTTGGGCTTTCCATCATATCCGTAATAGTCGTTAAAATCACATCTACAAGCTCCCAACTAGGTACACCATTCAATAGATTCTCAACCGTTACATCTTCATCATCAAAAAGATTTGCTACAAATTCAATTTTTTTACGAATTGCAGCCGTAAACGATTCTTCTGTCATTAATTTATTTTCCAAATCCAAATACTCGAGATATTTCTTTGCTGGCACGAAACGTTGTACTCGTTCCACTTCTTTGCCATTTTTCATAAATTTAATACGCAATTCTTTCATGTCGTTTTCTCCATTCTAAAAAAAGAGAGTGGTTACCCACTCTCTAAACTGCTTACAATGTTGGCGATGTTGAAGTTGTCGGTTGTGCAATCAAAGCACGTAATGCTGAAATTTTTTGTGCATCATCGCCAATATACTGAGCGAACACTTTTCCTTGTGTCGCCCCTACTACATCACTTTCAACAGCAGTAAACGTGTATTTCACACCTTCTGGTGTAAAAGTTTCCTCTGTTTGTGTTTTCATCTCAATCGCATCACGACTGATTGTTCCTTTCAAGAATACAAGACCTGCAAATTTTCCATGCAAATCAACCGATTCCAGTGCAATAGAAACATACGGTGGTTCTGTCGTGTTCCCGACATATGTTAAACCGTCCGAACCTTTCTCATAGCCAGAAACAAACTCCACGCAATCATTTGGTAAATCAATCGCTTGAAACTCAACTTTAATATCGCCTGTTCCTTTACGTGAAACATAATAAGCTACATCTGAACCAAATACTTTTTTGGGTTCTTTTGACATTCCAGAAATCGTTGCAGAAATAGATGCACCTTCGTCCTGCGTTCCTTGTACTTCCCAATAATGCTCTGTAACATTATCTAAACCTTTGATAATCAATTTTTTAAATCCTACTGTTTCCATGAGTTTCCTCCTTTGTCTAACTGCGTAGTGCTGAATTTTTGTCGCACTGCTACGCTTTTCTTAATAGTTCGTTTCATATAGTTTCGTTGACCCTCTAAATCTTCTTGCATCAACGTAGCGACCTGTCTCCTCAAAATATTCATCTAGTCCACCTAATTGCTGAACAAATCCCAAGGCACGCATTTCTTCGCTTACTGCTCTTTGCATTTCTTTTACACGCAGTCTACTCTTGCTTTCTGCATTAATTTGGTAAGCGAACACTTGCGTAAGCACTCTGTCACTTCCGCTTATTCCATTTTGAATTGGTTCAAGTGGAGCGATTGTAATACTATCAACATCATCGCTAAGTGTCTCTGGTCGAATATATGCCTTGATAAAAGTATTTGATAACACAGCATTTCCTTTCAATCGCTCTGAAATCTCACTCATTTTATCCCTCATCATTTCAACCCCTTTTTAATTTCGTTCGCAATAATCTCTTTTGCCTCATGCTTAAATTCATTATAAAAGTTCTGCACAACTCCATATCCACGAGGACGTGTAAAAATACCGCCTCGTGTAAATCCAAATTCATTTAAATGCTCTAACCGCCAGCGACTTCCTTGTCCCCAGCCTACACTTGCCTCATGAACTCCAAATGAATCTTTTCGGCTACGTTTGAACGTAATCTCCGTTTGCGTTTGCCCAGTGCGTTTAAAAGAAGAAACAGCCTGTTTAAGTTTCTGTTCGCCTACTTCTGCTGCTTTCGTGAGAGCTTTATTTGCCACACTATTTGCTTTTCGTTCACCTAACTTTTCCTCAAGCTGTTTGATTACCTCATCTGCACCCTTTAGTTCAATTCCACTACTCAATTGCACCACCACCTAACAAAAGCGTAACAAATTCATCATCAAAACGAACATCTATCACATTCCACATTTCTGAATAACGAGAATCTAATAGTTTCACTTTCATTTTATTGGTAAATGTAATAGAGTTTCTTCTGAACTTTATCGTCACAGACTGCTTTGTGTTCACTCCATTGAGTATCTCTAAATCTTTCATGCTCGGATTATACACCTCTGCAAATCCGCTATGAACCTCATGGAGTATCGCATTAACTTCCAGTGTGTCAATTTCTTTTGGATAAAACACAACAAATGGTGTTTTTAATTTCCCATTATGTGTCCTCTGAGGTTGATACTTCTTCACCATCTACACCGCCCTCATTTCTCCTATACGTGTCGTAAATTTCTTCCAAAAAATTTTCCTTGAAAAACTCTAGAGAATCATTATATACATAACGACTCCGCTCAAGGATTAATTCACGTATTGAAAAATCTTCAATATTTTCCGCACCAATCAACGAGGTAATAGACGAGATAGAACCACCTAAAATTTCTCTTAGGCGGTCATCTTCAAAATCATGAGAAATACGCATACGGTTTTTAAACACAGGAAGAAGAATATTTATTTTTTCTTCCACATATCCCACCTACTCGCTTTTCTTTTTTTTCGCTGCTTTTTTCTTCGGCTTTTCTTCCTCCACTTCTAATGGAGGTTGTAAATTCAATCTTTTCAACCCTTTTGAAATCTCATCTAAACGTTCAGAAGAAAACTCAGCGAGCATTCCTTCCTTAAAATGCTCGCCTGTTTCTTTATCAATGAAAGCCGATTGTACTTTTACTTTTATCATGTTCTCTCCTCCTAAAGTGTTGGTGACGTTGGCGGAGTTGTTACTGGTGTTAAGTTGTACACTCCTGCCACCTTATCATCTTTTGCTTTTCCATAAGCAAACGTTTTGCACGCATATAAACGCATATCTTCAAAAGCAAGAGTTTGGTCAAACTCTTTAATTGTTTGTCCTCCTGCTACATACGCATCGTAACGACTTGCAAGAAATGCGGTCAATTTTCCAACTGGTTGTGCTGCACTTGTAATAAACTGCATAGAATAAGGCAAATCAAAACCGTATACTCCATTAGCATTTTTACTAATGAATTTCGCAACAGTTTGATTGTAATCTTGTGGATTAATCAATAAATAAACTGTTCCAAACTGAGTAACAGGCTCTCCATTTTCTTTTACCGATAAATAATCTAGTACCTTTGCAAATTTTTCTGGTGCATTTTCAGCAGTCAACCCCAACAAATCATCACTCGCTGTTTTTTCTGGATACCCCGTTGTTCCAGACACCGCCACACCGTTATGCACATCTCGATTCAAACCAATAGGCTTATCCAACCCATTTCCAGAAACGATTGCACTCTCTAATGCTACTGCAAATGCCTCTGTAATTTGTGTAGTGATGAATTGTTTCAACCAAGTAGCACCATATTCTAGTGCATCATTTGGAATGACAACAAACGCAGTCAATTTATTTTGTGAAAAATCTACTTCGTTAAAAGTCGCGTCTAGTTGCCCTTGAATATCACCGTTAATTTTGCCCCAAATCGCCACTCCGCTTGTTTCAGAAATTAATGCCTTAATACGCAATGTTCCTTGCTTAAAGTTGACAACAGAAAGAATTGGGTGTGCTTGCTGCATATCATCGAACACTTCGTTAATCGTTTCTTGAGGTAATAAAATCTCATTCTTCGTACCAACATCTTTTGAAAAAGCATTAAAGAATTTAATTTCATTTGCTGACAACGTTTTATTTGTCATGCGTTCCTCGCTCAGTTGATTAAACTTACTTTCTGTTAATGCACTCAACTCCTCCATTTGTGCATCAAGCATTTCATTATATGCAACTTGTTGTGCAACTTCATCGCCACCGTTACGAACGACATTGAAATACTTTTCCTTTGCGTTTGTGTAACGCTCTGAATTTAATTTGATAGCCATGTAGCTATTCCTCCTTTTTCTAGCCACGAGGGACAGCTGAAAACTCCAGACCGCCCTCTCCGCTTTTCTTTTTTTGATTAAAATAAAAAGTGCTTATTTTGCACTCCTACTTCCTTATTTTTTTGTTCAGCCTTAAATTTTTCGATTGCCGATTCCTCTCGCTCTTTTAAATACGTGCGGAAATGTTGCAAATGTTCTTTGCTTAATAGCATTGTCTGCACACCTGCAACCATTGGCATTGGCTGATATAATATTTCTGTTACAAAACCATTTTCTAGTGCTTGAGTTGCGTTCATATACGTTTCTTCGTCCATTAACTCTTGAATTTCTTCTATCGTTTTTCCTGTCACACTCGCATATACTCCAGCAATTCCATCACTTCCACCTTTTAGCACCTCAGCCATTTTAGAAAAATCTTGATGGTCTCCATAAGCATGAGTTGACACGTTATGGATCATCATATTTGCAGACGGTGAAATTTTTATTTCATCTCCTGCCATTGCGACTAACGAGGCGGCACTTGCCGCAATCCCCGTAATCTTCACAACCACTTTTCCTGTATATTCTTTCAGTAACGTGTAAATCTCACTTCCTGCGTACAAATCACCACCATTTGAATTGATTTGTACTTCAATCTCACCTGTTTCACCATTCAATGCACTCTCAACGTCTTTTGGTGAACAAACATCCATGCCAAACCAATCCCTATAAATTGAACAATCGTTATTGCTCACAATCATTCCACTTACTTTCACTTTCTTCATTCGTCCTCACCTCCTTTCACTGTCCTCTCATAGTTCTTCGTAATAAAGAACTCATCTCCTTCTTCAACACTTTCATAATTCAATTCTTTCCTCACTTCATTGCGTGTGAACGCACCTGAAGAAATCAGCTTATCAATCGAGCTTGCCAAGTCAAACAAGCTCTTTTTTTGCGAATGAATAATCTTAATTTCTTTCCCTTCCAGATATTCTTTCTCATCGAATAATTGTGCCGAAAGTTCATCGTTTAATCTCGAAACTAAAGGCTCTATACAATTTTCGATAAATAACACCCAGTTTTCACTTTCATCCGCTTTCTCTGCTCTTAAAAGTGTCGGTGGGATTCCTAACATGATTGCTACATCGTCAAGGTAAGACGAACGTAGCTTTATGATTTCCTCTATGCTCTGATTACTCACTTTCGATGAAGTAGAGCTTTCTGAATACTTCATTCTATTGTTCGTTGGAATAATAGCAACTGGTGAGTTAGCAATCGCATTTTTAATATTTTCGATTAATGTTTTGTTTTTATTTTGCACATTATCATCTAACTTGCTGTTCAAATCCGTTTCGATCGTTGCTCTCACTTGACCGTTACGTTTTTGAGTAGCAATCAAAAAACTTAACAAATCACCATAATCAGCCCACAAGCCCTCGATGAAATCATTCAACTTGTGATTTCCTAGCTCAATAAAAATAACCTCTGAGCGTTTAAACGTTCGCTCAAACTGATAATTTTTCACAACTACTTGTGAAAAAACATCTTCAAACAACGCATATTCTTTCCTTACATAACTTTCTGCAATCAATAAGTCATCTGTATCACTCTTGATAATCAGTAACTCGTTCTCACGTATTAACGTTTCCATTGCAAAATGCCAAAACGTTGTCGCAGTCTGAGAGGTATTTGGTTTTACATTTAGCTTGTAATACCATTTACTTCGCTCATTCTTTCCATTATTCAATACTCGAAATTCTGAGCGACTAATTACTCTGGCGATATAACTAGCACATACAGACAATGCCATTTCTTTCATCTGCACTCTCTCACTGACATTCACACCTAAATTTAAATCAAAAAAATAAGTGCTATCTTTTCGTTTCATCAAAAAGTCCAACCAACTCATTTTTTCACCTCTTTTCTAAAAAAAGCTATTTGCAATATCTAAATAATCATCTATATTTCCACTATCTAGCTCGTCACCCAAGTACATTGCGTACTCAAAGGCTTTGAAACCGTCTGTTTTTCGTCTAACTTCTTCCTTTTTCAAATATTCAACATTTCCATCTTTTTTCAACTTACGCAGTACATTATTCGTGTACCACCGCATCATTTGATTATCTCCAAAACGCACACGGTGATTTGCAAATGCACTTTCAATCCTTGGTGCTAACAAGCTATCTATTGCACGTGGATTTTTCAAAACCAATACCTCAAGCCCCGCATTTTCAAATAACGGTCTTAAAATATCCATGCGGAAATTATCTGCTACAATTTTCTTAATCGAATGGTGATAGGCTTTTTCTAAAAACCAATCTACAATGTGCTGTGGGTTAATACTAGGTTCATCGAGTACCGTCAAGAAACCTTTTTCTTCCCACTCTTTAATCGGAGCAAACTGTCTTTTTCCGTTCACACTTTCTCTTGGACGAGAATATCCATAGAAATTGTCTACAAACTCTTTTCTGACAAAGCTATGTGTCAGCCAAAAGTATTCTTCTTCTTGTTTGAACAGCAATCCAACTGCTGCAAAGTCTCGAATACTAGCGAAATCTAATCCGCCAATACATTGAAACCCCTCCACATCGCCAACTTCCCTTTTAGTAGCGAGCAGTTCTTCATACGTTGCTACACTTCTTTCTGTATCACTTACAGGAAGATTCATGCGTTTTGTCATGAATTCTTCCCGATTGCTCGGGTCGTCCTGTAAATCCTCGAATTGTTCTAAAACTTCATCGAACAAATTCTCTGCATACGCACACATAGGCAAACTAAACATTGGATTAGCCTTCTCCCAATTTTTAGGGTCGTTCACCTCCTGCTCATCATCTAATTTGCAGATAAATGGAAATAAGGCATTGAAACGAGTTTTCCCGTTCAACACCTTACTTGCTTTTTCTTTTAAACTATCAATGAATCCTTCACGTACATAACCGTCTGTGCCGATATAAAATTCACGAGGATTTGGACGTTTTCCAAGTCCAGAAATATGCACTTTAACATCTTTGTTGCTCTCATATTGATGTATTTCATCAAAAACTACCGCACCATCTCGCAAACCGTCCTTTGTGTTGCCGTTACTTGTACGATACTGAATAATTGCATTTGTTTGCTTTCCTACGATTTGCGTTTTCGTATTTTTGAAAAACTGCTTTAATTGCGGATTCCGTTCAATCGTCAAATAAATTTCATCAAAACTTGTTTTTGCCTGTTCCTCACTATTTGCCACAATCGAAATATTGTAATCATTAATATTGTGAAACGGTGTTTGAAGAAAATTTGAAACGCCCGAAATTAAACCATTTTTTCCGCCACCTCGCCCCATCATAATCAAAAATTTCTTAAAAACATTGCGATTATTCGCAGAAAAAAACAAGAAAACAAACGAAATAATGAACTTTTGAAATGGCAATAACGGGAAATACCATTTCTCAATATACTGCACGCATTGTTCAATCATCTCATCATGAAAATAAATATCTTCTCGTGTATAAATTTTCTGCTCAACAAATTCAATCAATGCAATCCGCTCTTTATTCAAAAGTATTTTTCCACTCTTATAGTCTTGAATATACTCATCAACATATTTCTGATGTATCATAACAAATCACTCAAACTAGCTGATGAACTCCCCTTTTCTTTCGGTGGTGGCAATGTTTTTTCAATCGAAAGCATACTCGCATTTATTTTGTTTTTCTCTGCAAGTGCTGGGTTTGGCTTTAAATATTCATTTCCATTATTGATTACAATTATCATCTCTCCATGTTGCTTTATTGCTTTATCTAGCTTATAAAATAACTTTGCAAAATTGATATAGCGTTCCACTTTTTCAACTTCTGTCGGATTCGTTTTGTCAATTCTGCTCAATAATTCTTTTTTTATTTTTGCTTGATTCATTGCTCACACTCCTTTCTCTGAGGGGGTCACGGGAAAAATGCTCTTTTTTTGGTTAAAAGACCACTCCCACCGGTTCTTTACTCCGTGTTTTTTCGTCAAAAATTCAAATGCGGGGGGGGTCACCAATGAAAAATCTCATCGTCAAACTTCTTTTTCTTTTGTTTCTCAAAAATAATTCTCCCATGTCGCTCGTTATGACACTTCTTACATAACGTTCTCAAGTTGTCTTTATCTAAAGCTAATTCTGGATAATCTTTCAGCTCTTTGATGTGGTCAACTTCTAATGTTGCACTTGCTAGTGTTGTTACTTCCCCACGCTTTCTGCACCAAACACATTCATAATGGTCACGAACCAAAACTTCTTTCCTAATTTTTCGCCACTCTTTTGATAAATAAAAAGGATTTGTTTTCTTCATACTCGCTCCTTACTACCGCAAAAAAGCCCAAGCAAATGCTCGAGCTTTTTGAAATAAAATATTTTTGATTTGGAGTATGGAATCATTAGAAATTCACACTATCATAATAACACAGATAAAATGTGTTTTAATCACAGTTTAATCACGACACAACTAAACGTGTGTTTTTTTGTAAACAATGGCATCTGTTAATGTTTGAGAAAAATTCAAATGCAACTCTTTTCCCAACTTATCTGCCCACTTTGGAATGGTAAGAGTTTTCTTGACTGGTTCACTATCTTTCAGATATTCACTCAACTCTACTGATACCATTGAAATAAATGATTTCTCTTTGTTGTACTCATAATCAAAATCATCATCTTTGAAAGGATTATTTTTCTCTAAATCTAATAGATTTATCGGAGTAGGGTTGGGCATTTCTCTATTGTTTTCAATATCATCAGATAACACAAGACCTAACCAATCAGCCGCATTATATATAGCCTCTGAAATAGTATCGCCTTGTGTACCTCCGCAGTTCTCAAAATCTGGAAAAAATACAGAGAATCCCTCTGGGTACCCTTCTTTCGCCTCCTCATAGTAAAACAATGCAGGATAAGAAACAAACATGATAAAACCTCCTTCGCATTCGAAGAAACAAGGAAGGGTTTATTTCAACCCCGCCTGTTTCAAGATACCTTGTTCCGTACCACGTTTTAGTTTGTGAGGAACAATAATCGGACGGTTAACTCCCGGGTACAACACTTTTACATGAGACCCCTTGCCACCTTTGACTTCTATGCCACCATTAGCAACTAAAAGTTTCACCATTTCCTTTTGTGTCATTGGCATTCTAGACTACCTCCTGACGATTTTATTTTAACACGTATTACACGTATAATCAATTAAAATCTTCTTCGTGGCTCTATCGAATCAATTCATACTCAAGCTCATCAATAAATTTATTCACTTTACTTGTCGCTTGATTCTTATTCAAACACATTTTTTCAGCAAACGCATGGAATGACCATGCCGAATGCTCTTGCAAATAAAATTCTTGTATTAATGCTTTCGTATCATCATCTGCTCTTTCTAAACAATTCCTTACTGCGATATATTGCTTTTCTAATTTCGCTAATCGTTTATCTTGTTCAAGTTTAATAATATAATTCTCCGCCTCGAAGTTGTTTTTATTTGAACCTTTTATCCAAAAGTTTTCATCTTCGATATGTTTTTTAGCTCTCAATTCTTCTTTTCTTTCTAAAATGTATTGTTTCATTTTAGGATATTCCACTAAAACATTATGTTTGAAATAAGCATTTTTCCGTTTTCGTTGATGTCTGTTTGTCAAAATAACGCACCTCTATGCTATAATAATTTTGTCTGGGTGCATATGGCACCTTTTTTGTTTTTCAGTTCATCTTTTTTCTTGCTTATAATTAGGATTTCTCTCCTTATAAATACTTATAAGTTCCTGCATTTCTTCCGTTGTAGCATATTTTTTTATATATGTTCTAGTTGAATACTTTAAATGTTTTAACGTCCTTTCCTGCTTTGATAATTTTGATAAATAGTTCCTATTCGCTTTCACTTGTGATTGTCTTGTTTTCATCGCCATTTCCCTCATAAAACGTAGCAGTATGGTTATATTGTCTATTTCTGTATAACAGTACTGTTATATCTGTCTTGCTCGTATAACTGTACTGTTATATCTGCCTTACTCATATAACTGTACTGTTATATCTTACTTACTCATATAACTGTACTGTTATATCTACCTTGTTCATATAACTGTACTGTTATATCTGCCTTGTTCGTATAACTGTACTGTTATATCTGCCTTGTTCGTATAACTGTACTGTTATATCTGCCTTACTCATATAACTGTACTGTTATATCTGCCTTGTTCGTATAACTGTACTGTTATATCTGCCTTGTTCGTATAACTGTACTGTTATGTCTGCCTTGTTTGTTCCTTTCTTTCTAACAATTTGTTTCTTTCTGCTGTTTCCAAACTTCCACCTCACTCCAATCTTCCAACAACTCGCCCCAAAAACTTATCTCCAAAGATTCTGCTATTGCTGTAATCCTGTCTGCTCTCGGCAATTGCTTTTTATTTTTTGCTTGAGCAACCCAATTTTGATTGTTGCTAATCTCTAGTGATAAATCAGACGGTGTTAGCCCCTCTTTCTCCAATAAATCATAAACATTTGCCCAAAATACTTCGCCGATTGGTTTTAATTCCATTCCTTTATTTTTTTTATTATTCATCGCCATTCTCCTCACTCATAAAATCTTTCCTGTTTTTAAACTCATCACTCGCTTTTTTCCCTCGTGTTCCACAATCTTAACCCTCTCATACTTATATTCTTTCTTCCAACCATTCAAATTGCCTTTTTCAAAAATATCCACTTTTACTTTCTGTATTGTTGTTTCTTTCATGATTTCTGCTCCTTATCTATTTTTCTTAGTCTAAAATATATGCGTACACCCAAAAATAAATCTTCCCTCACATCTATCTCTACCACTGCACTCTTTTTCGTTTCTCTCTCGTATATCGTAAATGGTACAAATTCCCACCCTTGATATTTTTCTTGCAAAAATTCTTTTAAGCTGTCATTCTCTACTGCCTTGATTATTTTTGACCTAGTGTATTTATATTTATTCGGTTTGTGAATGACTGGTTTCTTGAGATTATTTCTACTTGCAAACCATTTTCTTTTTCCTTGTCGATTTTCTTCCTTGAATTCTTTTGTCATATACTGTGCAACCACTTCTACACCATTTAGCCACTTCCCACCTTTAAACACTTTTTTTATTTTCTTAATATGCACAAATCCTTTGGGCAGTAATTTCTTTCCTCTACCGCTTTGCCAACACTCCTCTATTTCATCGTAAGTATTACTGCTATCAAGCAAAACATTAAAATGGTACCTTCCATTTCTTCCCTCTAACGTAGCTAAATATTTAGCATTTGCTAAACCTCTCTTTTTTCTTCTCGCATTTAATCTACGCATATAATTTTTAAATTCTTTTTCTGCCTCCTCCTGTGATTTTGGCAAAGATAAATCATTGAATGTGAGGACTATGCTATAACTTCCTTCTTTAAAATTTGCAATAGCTGTCAGACGAAACCACTTGCTTGCATTTTGATAATTTAAATTTCTTTGTTCTGGTCTACTGGCATCTTTTTTTCTCTTTCTTCCATGTGGCTTGTTTAACAATTCTATTTTTTCTGTTTTAGGTAAAATGCTCACTTCTTGATATTCTTCTCCTGCTGAATATCGAACCTCTTTCATAAATTGCATAGTCTCAACCTCGTTCTATCTTGCGTTCTTAAGTTAATACCTATTACAAGACCGCAATGCACTTTCCTAGAAAAGTGCAGAACGTTGACAAATAAGCGTTTCTATGCTATATTTTTCTTGTAATTAGGTTTTCTTTTTTTAAAAAGAGCGACTGCGAAACGCTCTTTTTTTGTTTTCACTAAATAACTACTTGCATTTTCCATTTTTTACAGTTCCACCACAAAAGCTGACCGTTTCTCAGCTGGAATGTTTGCACTCTACCTCTATAACGAACATCGAAATTCTGCACAATCTGCCCTGTCGCTCTAATTACATCTTCCTTATGAATCTCAATTATTTCTGCCCCATGAGAACGGAAAAAGTAAATCACGTCTTTCTCTGTCATATCTTCTCCTAGAATGGTAAGTCATCATCTGGTATGTCTATCGGCTCTCCTTGATGAAATATTTGGTTTTGCTGTGCTTGTTCTACTCGTCCAAGGAAATCATCTTCTGGAAGTGGTGCTTTTTCTCGTTTGCTTTCTAAAAAAGTGAAAGATTCTGCTACAACTTCCGTTACATACACACGTTGCCCTTGTTGGTTTTCGTAATTTCTCGTTTGGATACGTCCTGTTATTCCAATCAATGAACCTTTATGTGTATGTTTAGAAAGAGCCTCAGCTTGTTTTCCCCACACTATTACATTGATGAAATCTGCCTCACTATTTCCTTTTGAATCGGTAAATTTACGATTAACCGCAAGTGTAAAACTTGACACCGCTCGTCCACCTGTTGTGTACCGTAATTCTGCATCTTTTGTTAGTCGTCCAGTTAACACCACATTATTTATCATCAAAATCTCCTATCAATTTTTTCCATTTGTTTTTTCGTCATAATATGCAATCGTTGAAGTGTGTGTTCGTCTAACGATATTGCTTTTAACTTGTATTTGTTTTCAGCTGTTTTTAATCCGATATAATGAAACTCATTATGATGTTCACGACAAAGTGCGATAAATTTACTCGCTCTGTGGTCGAAAATCTTCCTCGAATTTAAACCTACTAAATTTTCTTGGTGATGAATGTCTGCACCCTTTCGACCACAGACAGCACATACTCTATACTTCAAACAATTAAACAGTTGTCTATTCATATTTTCTGGTAAAATATTATGTTTTTTCATCGGCACATCAAAACTAAAGCAAAAGTCAATCAAGTAATTAAGAAATCTAGTTCCCTCAACTTTGCTTGCTTTTGAAAAGGCAAACTCCTCAGCTGTATCTTTTAAATACATGAATTTCATCAGTCGCTTAATTTCTTCTTTGTCATATCCCGTGAACAAAGAAATATCCATAAGCAACGCATAGCCAAGTTTGACTTGACTATACGTTATTGCTCTAGGGTCTTTTACACGAACTTCCACTTCTATATCATCGCCATGTTCGCCAATTAGTTTGATGAAATTGAGATTTATTTCTTCATCGAGTTGTATTTTTAATTCATCGCCACTAATTGATTTTAGTTTTCCTATTACTTTCATTAGCCTACTACAATAATTTTTCCACTTTCAATTTTCTCTTTTAATGCAGTATTAAAAAACTCTTTGATGTTTTCAATTGCTAAATACTGCCACTTGCCACCGTCCGCATTAAATAAAGCTAATTCCCCGTTTTTATTTCCTCGAAATACGAATGGGCTAGGTGGCTGTGCGACATCTAAAAATGTTCTGTACGGTTGTAATTCAATCGGATTGTCAATTTCTACCATTTCAAATCTTGCACCCGATTTCATTTTCACTTCTTGCGTGATACCATTGTCATTAATCTCTGACTGTTCTCCTACTACAATCTTACTTGCAAGAGTTAGCAAAATATCCACATTTTCCGTGCGTTCAAAATGCTCCATAACTGAAATATTGAACCGCTCAGAATCCATGAACATACCATAATTGAACTCACGAATCATAGGTGTTACAGAGGCTAACACTGGGTGGTCATTGTTTGAATTAACCGCCTCAAGCAAGCTAACTCTCGTTGCACTTTCAATATGAATCATCATATCTGTTTCCTTTTCAAAATCAGATTTGATGTAATCTACTAGCCCTTGTAAAGTATGGAGTTTTATCGTTTCAAAGGGCAGCTCTTTAATTTCTGTTAATGTCGCACGTTCTCTGTCGTAAAACGTGCGACCATTTTCTAATTCGTACAACACCGTTTGCTTTTTCGTTAACTCACTAACAAATTGTAAATCTTGATTGTTTTCCATTACATTTCTCCTGCTTTCTTATTGAATTTGATTACTTTTTTACTTTCTGTTTCTACTTCTTCAATTTTCTGCCCAGTATCTGTCCTCAGCTGTGCTTTTTCGTCAAAGTACATTTGCCCTCTTTGATTTGTTTTCAGCTCATTTACTTCCATTTCCCCTGTCATTCCCTCTCCGTAAAGAGCGACCACCTTACTTGTTTTTTCTGGTAATAATTTTGATTTTACAACCGCCTCGATGTTTATGGCGGAATCAAAATTATTGCTCGGGGTAATGTCTAATGTGATAATAATTTGCCGTTTTTTATCACTATCTACATTTGGGTCTTTGATGTTTTCAATTACTTTATCCAGTTCATACCTAAAACGTTCTTGGATAATACCGTCATTCAATTTTGCAATGTTTAATTCGTTTGTGTCGTGCATTCTTTTTTTCTTCCTTTCGTTTTATTTAGCTCTGCCAAGCTAGGCTTTTTCTGTCCTCAAATTTTAATTCCGAACGTAGCATGAGATTTTCTTTTTTTAGTTCTTTATTTTCGTTTTGGTATTCTAGCAAATCATGCAAATTCACATCATGAATAACGTTTGAATCTTGCTTTTCTTCTTTTAGTTTGTTAATTTCTTTACGTTGTTGCATTACAATATGTGTTATACGTACCGTGTAAATTGACATCACTCCCCACGAAAACAACAAAAATAAATCTGCTATCATAATTTCATTCATCGCCACACCTCTTTTCTTTCGTTACGTTTCATCAATAATCAACATAACTAAATCGCTGTTTCGTTTTCCATGCCATGTAATCCAAGTAAACTTCATAATTAATCATTGCATGACGACCATATACTGCATAGCCACGCTGAAATTCTGGAATACTACGCATTTCACTAATTCGCCTTTGGTATGTTGTTTGACTGATTTTTTCAATTTCGATTAATTCTTTTTTAGTCTTGAACTTTGACCATTCAATCATTTTCACACCTCTCTCTTTTCATTTTTTTATTTCTTCTTTTACTTTCCTTAAAAAAGAAAGTCATGATATAATACAAACAATCTGATAACCCCTGGAGGGGACGAAAACAATCCTCGAATTGTTCTAAAACTTCATCGTACAATTTAGAACCCTTAAACCCCGATAGGGGACGGAAACTTTATTTCATCTCCTGCCTTTGCGACTAACGATGCGGCAGTTCAGAACACTTAAACCCCGATAGGTGACGGAAACTTATCATCTAGCTTGCTATTTAAGTCCGTTTCGTTCAGAACCATTAATCCCCGTGAGGGGACGAAAACTCGAATAATTGTGCCGAAAGTTCATCGTTCAACCGATTTAGAACACTTAAACCCCGAGAGGGGACGAAAACTCTCTCTTACATTCACACCTAAATCTAAACCAGTTCAGAACACTTAATCCCCGTGAGGGGACGAAAACATCACTAAACGTTGCACACGTTCCACTTCTTTGCTATTCAAAACCATTTATCCCCGGGAGGGGACGGAAACATATTCTTTCTCATCGAATAATTGTGCCGTTCAGAACCATTACCCCCGTAAGGGGACGGAAACTAATACCACTTACTTCGCTCATTTTTTCCATTAGTTCAGAACACTTAAACCCCGTGAGGGGACGGAAACCCAAAAACCAATCTACAATGTGCTGTTGGTTAATACTATTTAGAACCCTTAATCCCCGTGAGGGGACGGAAACAGATATTTCTTTGCTGGCACGAAACGTTGTACTCGTTCAGAACCCTTAACCCCCGTGAGGGGACGGACGGAAACTCTGACAAAGCTATGTGTCAACCAAAAGTATTCTTCTGTTCAGAACACTTAAACCCCGATAGGGACGGAAACACCATAATCAGCCACAAGCCCTCAATGAAATCAATTTAGAACCTTAATCCCCGAAAGGGGACGGAAACCAACTTCATCTCCACCGTTACGGACGACATTGAAATGGTTCAGAACACTTAATCCCCGTGAGGGGGCTTTTTTGAATAAATAAATTTATCCCTTTTAAACAGATTGTTTGTATTAAAATCATGAAATTTTTCCTTGATTTTTTTTATTAGGTGGAAACTCGGAAAAACAAAACCACCTTCAAGTTTGCTATAATGCGATACTGAAATAGATAAAATTTCAGCCATTTCTTGTTGCGATAACTTTTTTTCTTTGCGAAATTGTTTTAAATAAGCCATGCCACTGGTTACCTTTCGTTTTTTAATTACTTTTCGCAACGTCTAACATCTCATTAACGAAGTTTTCTAAATGAATCAATGAATTTGCCAAATCACTTGCGAGCTTAGTGTTTTTGTTTTCTGCTGCACACACTAATGCTAATTTAATTAGTTCATATTGCATTTCGTAGTATTCTTTTATTGCTTTTACTTTTGTTTCTGTCATTTTGTCAATCCTTTCTAGCTTTTACGTCTACATTATGGACTTTTCGATTTGTCAAGTTCGTTTCCAAAATTTTTTACAACATCAAAAAGTTGTAAAAAATTTATTCCTGTACTTTCAGAAATTAACCCTAAATTATACGCAGAAATCAATTTTGGATTAATCCGCCATTTATATAATGTAACAATATTTATCCCTATTTTGTTAGCTATGGCTTCATATTTTAAACCTGTAGATTCTAATAATTCGTCTAACGGCTTATGCGTTTTGCTTGTTCTCATTCATTCTCGCCTCCTAACATTACAAACATTTAAACAATGCAATCAACACAATACCAACACAAACACCTAATAACCAATATAAAAAAGTTTTCTTTTCCATTTCATTTTCCTCTTTTCTATGTTAATATAAAGGCAAAGGGGCAAAGCCCCAATGCTTTATTTAATCAATGCTGATATTAAAGCACCGATTATGATTCCAGCTGTTCCGATTAAAGCTACTGGAATCTCTTTAGACTCGTTTGCCGACGAGTCTTCTTTTTTGTTGTCAACATTAAGGTGAATATGGATTTCGTATTTGACAACTTGTTTTTTCTTACTCATTTTCTCACCTCCCTCAACCTTATGAATTAATTATACAACTAACTTTACAAATAGTCAAGAATAAACTTTGCTTTTTGTAAAGTTTATTTTGATTTTTTTCAGTGAATACATTACAATATAGATATATAAAGAAAAGAGGATAAACTAATGAAAAAAATTCAATTACCAAAAATGATAGATTACTATAGAAAACAAAATGGACTTACTATGAAAGAGTTGGGGAAATTAATGAACAAAAGCGAATCGGCTATATCTTTGTGGATTAGCGGAAAACGTTCGCCAATGGTAGATGATTTGGATAGATTAGCTGAATTGTTAAACGTTACAATAGAAGACTTAATGTTTGGAGCTAAAAAAACATCAATTATTTCAGAAATAACAACAACATCAGAGCAACTAAACGAACCAAGACAAGAAAATGTCCTAAATTTCGCTAAAAACGAGCTTTATGAGCAAGAAAAACTCGAAGATGAAGAAGATTACACACTAGAGGAAGAAACGCACACATACGAGGCTATACGTCTCGCAGCAGGTACTGGAGCATTTAACGAACAGTACAACCTTGAAACTGTCGAGCTATGCCCAAGCGAACTACCTCCTCGTTTTGACTACGTTTTTCTGGTGGACGGTGATTCAATGGAGCCATTTATAAAAGACGGTGACGTTATTTTTGGAATAAGTGAAACAAGCATCACCAACGGAGGTTTTTATGCAGTTACAATAGACGGAGAAGAATATGTAAAAAAATGCTACTTAGAAGATAATCGCCTGCGTTTGTGTTCATTGAATAAAAAGTATGATGATTTCTTCGCAACAGAAGAAAATCAAATACGTGTGATTGCGAGGATTATGTTGTAACGTAAAAAACACTAAAAATTTTAAATAGAATTAGTTGACTATATAAAGAGTTTCATGTTAAGATTATTTAACATGTCAAGCTCAAGTCGTACGTCGTCTTGAGCGTTTTTTTGTATAAAAGCTGTCATTTTTTATTTGACAGTAGAAAGGAATATGCTGCAACCGATTATTAACTATTTTATAACTAAAGGATGGAAATATGGAAAAATCAAAACTTAGTAGTTCAGATAATATGCTTGAAAACAACACAGTTAACAACTCAAAAGAAGAATATCCCGACTTTGACTTTGACTTTATACACAGTTTTGACGGAAAAGAGGTAACAGAAAACGATAAGAAAGTTATGAATGAACTTATCCGAACGTATCTCGAGTCTAAAAAGAAATAACTTATGTATAAATGCGAAAAAGTATTTGACAGTTTTCAAAAAAATAATGTATAGTTAGGTTAATTCAAAATGGTTGCTGTGGACGTTGTTCAGAAAGTGACTAGAAAAAGAACCTATGACTTATGTTGTAGGTTCTTTTTCTTTATAAATATAAGGAAGTGATGATAAAAAATGTGGATAGAAAAACTAGAAAACGGTAAATTTAAGTTTATCGAGCGTTATCTTGACCCTTATAGCGAAAAATGGAAAAAAGTTTCTGTTACCCTTGATAAAAAAAATCAACGTGAGGCACAGCGGATTTTAGAAAAAAAGATACAAGACAAATCAAATAAAATTCAAAACAGAGCTATCACTTTGCATGAATTAATGGACAAGTGGTTACAAAATTATAAGATGAAATCTAAAAATAGTAGCTACTTTTCAAGAGTAAGTCATATCAAAAAACTAAAGAAATCTATCTCTCATGAAATACTTGTAAAAAATATAGACAGAGTTCTTTTGATTAAACAAATAGAGGAATGGCTATTTGTGCAGGATTTAAGTAGAAACTACGTGAAAGAATTGAAAAATGTATTGAATATGCTGTTTAAATATGCGATTGATATGCAATATATTCAAACAAATCCTTTAAACAATATTCAAATTCCTACAAAAAAAGTGGAAGTCAAACATATAAAAGAAAAGTATCTTGAAAAAGACGAAGTAGAAATGATTCTTGACAATTTGCGGAATGCCTATGGAAATAAAAAGAATAAAAGAATTGCGGACTTATGTGAATTTTTGTATCTCAACGGTTTGCGGATTGGTGAGGCACTCGCTTTGGAATGGTCTGAGATTGACTTTGAAAATCGCACAATAGCTATAAATGGCACTTGGGATTATCATTATAACAACCAAGATTTTGCACGAAAAACGAGTACAAAAACAGCACAATCAAAACGAACAATATCATTTAACGAAAGAACAAATGAAATATTGCATGAAATCCAAGCAGAAAACCCAAAAGAAGTCCCTTATATTTTTATCGGTTTACTTTCACACAGACAGTTAACTGTACAAGTAATTAGCAGTAATCTCCGCAATGCTACTAAAAGAATTGGCTTAAATAAACGTGTTTCACCACATACATTTAGGCACTCACACATTTCCAGACTTGCCGAACTTCATTTGCCTGTTGCTGCAATTATGGAACGTGTCGGACACGCTGACAGTAAAACGACACTTGAAATCTATACACACGTTACAAATAAAATGCGAGAAGAAATCATTGAAAAAATTGAGCTTTTATAAATAAAAAGGGGCAGACTAGGAGCGTTTGCCCCTTTTCTGCCCCTTTTGGTGTTTCTTACTTCTTTAGAGTAGATAGAAACGTTGATTTAATAGTTATCTCCCTCTACTAAATCATTGATTTCTTGTTTCATTATATAAAACAAAATGTTTTTGTATAATCCGTCATATAGCTCAATCATCTCTTCTGCATTTAGGTGAGGTGCCGTTGCATTTTCGCCTTGCTTTGCATAATATTTGTTTAGCACAAACGACAAGTTGCTATCTTTGACGATTTTTAGCTTTGGTTCTACATAATCCACTAATTGCTTGAGAATCACTCCTTTTTCCTCTATATCCGCTTTATGCGAATAATGCGAATATCCTAGGACAGCCAGTGCCAATTGTTCATCTTCGGGTAAAATAATGTCTGCTACTGCATTGACAAAATCATCACTTGGCACAACAATCAACTGTTTCGGACGAATTTCAATAATTTTATGTGCAATTTTCTCAAGAATATAATGGATATTATGCTTAATCTGTGCTTTCGCCTCAGCGAAATCATATTTCCCTTTGTGATTAATTTCTTCAAGTTCTTGGAACACTAAAAGAATCAACTCGATAAAACAATTCAACTCATCTAACGAGACACCGTAAACAATGGCAGGGAAATATCCACTTTCCTCACGAAACGGAAGTTGAAAATACCTTACCATTTCATGAAAACTCACGAAACTTACCCTGCGTTTAAAATTCAAAAATTCTTTTTCTATAATTTGCAAAACCGAAACAGAATAATTGTGCGTTGCACTATAACTACTCCTGCTCCTCAGCAACGTCCACAATCGTTCATATTCTTGCCTTGTGTCAATTTCGTGTTCATTGAGCAAATCATAAATATTTTTTCTAGCCAT